CCCATCCGCAGAATTAATTTCAGACGGTCATAAATCGATGTCCGATAATCGCCCTCGTCGCCGCGGTCGGCCGCCGAAGGCTGGGCCGCGAGAGGCGAACGGTCGGCTCAAGCGCCCGTCGAAGCCGTCCACTTCGAAGGCCTTGCCCCTTGCGCTGCCGGATGATTTGGCCCTCGAAGTCGAGCAGCTCGTCGCGCTCGGTGAGCCGCAGGCGGTGATAGCCGCGGCAGTCGGGTGCACCCTGGAGGACCTGACCGCGCGCTTCGGCGTGGAGCTCCTGCACGGACATGCTCGGCGCCGGCGCGAGGTGGTCGGGCTGATGTTCGCGAAGGCCAGGACCGGCAACGCGACCCTGATCAAGGAACTGCATGACCTCACGCGGCTGGTCGCTGCCGAGCGTGCGGCAGAGGCAGAGCAGACCGCTGCCATGCCGGCACGCCTGGGGAAGAAGGTCGAGGCGCAGCAGGCGGCTGAGACCGCGGGCGTCGGCACAGAGTGGGGTGACGACCTGGGCCAGTCCTCGCCGCTGAATTGAGGCGCCGATGTGGGACACTGCCTGTCCGGACTGGGAGGAGCGGCTGCTCGCGCGGCGACCGCTGGTCCCGGATCTGCCGCTGTTCGCCGACCAGGCCGACAAGGCGGAGCGCATCTTCAACCGGTTGCGCATCCCGGACGTGATCGGGACGCCGACCATGGCCGACGCGGCGGGCGACTGGATCCGCGCGATCGTTCGGGCGCTGTTCGGCTCCTACGACACCGAGCACCATCGGCGGATGATCCAGGAGGTGTTCCTCCTGGTGCCGAAGAAGAACTCGAAGAGCTCGTCGGCGGCCTCGATCATGGTCACGGCGCTGATCATGAACGAGCGGCCGAACGCGGAATTTCTGCTGATCGCGCCGACGAAGGAGATCGCCGACATCGCGTTCAAGCAGGCGGCAGGCCTGATCGCGCTCGATAAGGAGCTCGCCAAGCTCTTCCACCCCCAGCGGCACATCAGAACCATCACGCACCGGCGCAGCGGCGCGACGATGCAGGTGAAGGCGGCCGACACCGACGTCATCACCGGCTCGAAGAGCACGGGCATCCTTGTCGACGAAACGCACGTCTTCGCCAAGAAGCCGAACGCTGCGGACATCTTCGTCGAGATCCGGGGCGCGCTGGCGGCGCGGCCCGACGGGTTCATGATCCAGATCACGACCCAGTCAAAGGATCCCCCGGCCGGGGTGTTCGCGAGCGAGTTGCGCAACGCGCGAGACGTGCGAGACGGCAAGCTGCGGCTTCCCCTCCTGCCGGTGCTGTACGAGCTGCCGGAGCGCGTCGCGGCCGATGATGGCTGGAAGGCCCCCGAGACGTGGCCGCTGGTCAACCCGAACCTGGGCCGATCGGTTGACGAGGCGTTCCTCCGGCGGGAGTTGCTGAAGGCGGAGCGCGAGGGGCCGGCGCAGCTCGCGCTACTCGCCTCGCAGCACTTCAACGTTGAGGTCGGGCTGCGGCTGCGCAGGGATCGCTGGGCCGGCGCCGACAAGTGGGAAGCGGCCGCCGAGCCGAGCCTGACGCTCGACGAGCTGCTCGAGCAGTCGGAGGTCGTCTGCGTCGGAATCGACGGCGGCGGGCTCGACGACCTATTCGGGCTGGCGGTGCTGGGGCGGCACAAGGTCACCAAGCGCTGGCTCTTGTGGGTGCACGCCTGGGCCTACCGCGGGGTGTTGACGCTCCGGAAGTCCGAGGCCGCGCGGCTCCTCGACTTCGAGCGTGATGGCGACCTGACCGTCGTGGACCGGCTCGGCGACGACATCGAGGGCATCGTCGCGATCGTCAAGCGGATCGACTACGCCGGCTTGCTCGCCCGCGTGGGCCTCGATCCGGTGGGGGTCGGCGCCGTGGTCGACGCGCTGGACGGAATCGAGGTGAACGGTGACCGCGTCGTCGGCATCTCGCAGGGCTGGAAGCTCTCGGGCGCGATCAAGACGGCCGAGCGGAAGCTGGCCGACGGCACGCTCCGGCACGGTGGCCGGCCGATGATGGCCTGGTGCGTGGGCAACGCGAAGGTTGAGCCCCGCGGCAACGCCACGACGATCACGAAGCAGGCGGCGGGCACGGCCAAGATCGACCCGCTGATGGCGGCCTTCGACGCGGTGGCGCTGATGGCGATGAACCCGGAGGCCAAGGGCATCGACATGGACGATTTCCTCAAGAACCCGATCTGGGCGTGATCAGGCATGAGCGTCGGAACCGCGCTCCGGCGCCTCGTCGGCCTACAGGCGAAATCGCGGGCGCTGTCGGTTGTCGACGGCCGCGACGCGCCGCTGTGGTCGCGTCTCCTCGGTTACGGTGACAGCGCCTCCGGCAAGGTCGTCACGCCTGAGACCGCGATGCAGGTCGCCACGGTGTGGTCCTGCATCCGGCTGCTGGCGGAGACGATCGCGACGCTGCCGCTGGTGGTCTACGAGCGCAAGGACGACGACAGCCGCGTCGTGGCGCGCTCGCACCCGCTGTCGACCCTGCTGCGGGTTTCGCCCGACGGTGAGCACACCGCAGTCGAGTTCATCGAGGGCCTGATTATCTCGCTGTGCCTGAACGGGCATGCCTTCGGGGAGAAGATCCGGAGCGCCAACGGGCGCCTCGTCGCGATCCACCCGATGCTGTTCAACCGGACCACGGCGCGGCGGCTCGACGATGGGTCGTGGCAGTACCGCTACGACGACCCGGTCACGCGGATGGTCCGCATCCTGTCCGAGGACGACGTCTTCCACGTCCGCGGCTTCGGGAACGGCCTCTCGCCCATCGCCTTCGCGCGGCAGACGATCGGGGCATCGATCGCAGCCGACGAGGCGGCTGGGCGGCTGTTCGCGAACGGTGTGCGCCCAAGCGGCGTCCTGGAGGTCAGCCAGGTCCTGAAGAAGGAGCAGCGTCAGGACCTGCGCGACAACATCGTCGCGCCTCTGGCCGGCTCGCAGAATGCCGGCGGGATCTTCGTCCTGGAAGCCGGGATGAAGTTCACGCCGATCAGCCTCAACCCCGACGATGCGCAGTTGCTTGAAACCCGCCGCTGGCACGTCGAGGAGATCTGCCGCTGGTTCATGGTGCCGCCGATCCTCATCGGCCACGCGGCGCAGGGCCAGACGATGTGGGGCTCCGGCGTCGAGCAGATCAACCTCGGCTGGCTGTCGACGGGCCTGCGCAACTGGCTGAATCGGATCGAGGCCGCCATCCTGCTGCGCCTGTTCATGCCGGGCGAGCGCGGCCGGTACTACGCCGAGTTCAACATCGAGGGCCTGCTCCGCGCCGACAGTAAGACGAGAACCGACCTTCTCGCCCGCCGCGTCCAGAACGGCCTGATGAACCGCAACGAGGCTCGCCGCCTCGACAACCTCCCGCCCTACGAGGGCGGCGAAGCCTACACGGTCCAGTCCAACCTGCTGCCCATCGACATGCTGGGCAAGGTCGCCGTGCAGCCCAACGAGAAGCCGATCGGGGGCGAGGACGGAGCCCACCAGGAGCAATGACCATGCGAACCCACGGCACGGCCGCGCGCCTGGAGCGCAAGAAGGCCTCCCTGAAGATCCGCGACTTCGGCCTTGAGGTGAAGGCCGTCAACGACGACGGCACCTTCTCCGGCTACGGCTCGGTGTTCGGCGCGGTCGACAGCTACGGCGAGGTCGTCGCGCCCGGCGCGTTCACCGACAGCCTCGTCGAGATCGCGCAGAAGGGCCGGCCGGTCCCAGTGCTCTGGCAGCACCGCAGCGACCAGCCGATCGGGATCTACTCCTCGCTGAAGGAGGACGAGACCGGCCTCTACGTTGAGGGCGCACTTCTGAAGGATGCGGTCCGGCAGGCCGCCGAGTCCTACGCGCTGATGAAGGCCGGCGCCGTCTCGGGGCTGTCCATCGGCTACTATGTCCGGGCGTCGTCCTATGACGAGAAGACCGGCATCCGCACCCTGCAGAAGGTCGACCTCGTCGAGATCAGCCTCGTCACGTTCCCGGCGAACGACGAGGCGCGGATCGACGCCGTCAAATCCAAGATTGCGCACGGCGAGCTGCCGTCGCTCAACGAGTTCGAGCGGTTCCTGCGCGAGGCAGGCTTCTCGAAGACCAAGGCCGCCGTAATCGCCAATCGCGGCCTTGCGCATCTGCTCCGGAGTGAGTCCGCGGGCGACCAGGCGAACGAACCCGAGGCCGTCAAGGCGCTGCACAGCACGCTGTCCGGCTTCACCCTTTCCCAGTTCTGAGGACTCACGCCCATGAACATGCACAACCCCCGGCTCGCGCCGGGTCACCGCGAGTATGGCCGCAAGGAGGCGGGCGGCGGCGGCACCGATCCCGTCCTCGCGCAGGTCCAGGGCGAGATGTCCCGGATCCTCGGCGAGGTGAAGGGCTTCGCCGAGAAGGCGTCGGCCGAGGTCAAGGCCAACGGCGACCTGACCAAGGCGACCAAGGAGAAGGTCGACGAGGCGCTGCTCAAGTTCGGCGAGACCGCGACCAAGCTCCAGGAGGCGAGCGATCGGCTTACCGACGTCGAGCAGAAGCTCTCGCGTCGCGGCTCGCCGGAGGCGCCGGCCGCGGAGCGCACGCTCGGTCAGGCGGTGATCGAGAGCGAGTCGTTCAAGGCCGGCGGCATGACCAGCGCCTCGCGCATGTCGCTGCGCGTCAAGATGGACCGCAAGGACATCACCAGCGCCAATGCCACCGTCGGCACCGGCCGCAGCCAGGGCACCTCGCTCGTGCCGGCCGACCGCCAGCCGGGCATCGTCACGCCGCCGGTGCGCCGCATGACGATCCGCGACCTGCTGCTGCCCGGCGAGACCGCGTCTAGCAACATCGAGTACGTGGTCGAGACCGGCTACACCAACAACGCCGCGATGGTGGCCGAGGGCACGACCAAGCCCAAGTCCGATCTCGCCTTCGACATGAAGAACGCGCCGGTGCGGACCCTGGCGCACATCTTCAAGGCGTCGCGCCAGATCATGGACGATGCGCCGGCGCTGCGCTCCTACATCGACGGCCGGGCCCGCTACGGCCTGACCTTCAAGGAGGAGGTGCAGCTCCTGAACGGCGACGGCACCGGCCAGAACCTGCTCGGCCTCCAGCCGCAGGCGACCGCCTTCGCCGTGCCGGACGGCATGGCCGCGGTAGCGAACATGACCGTCATCGACCGGCTGCGCATCGCCATCCTCCAGGTGATCCTGGCCGAGTACCCGGCCTCGGCGTTCGTCCTGAACCCGATCGACTGGGCGACCATCGAGCTGACCAAGGATACGCAGGGCCGCTACATCATCGGCGATCCCGCCGAGGGCGTGCAGCCCCGCCTCTGGAACCTGCCGGTCGTCGCCACCCAGGCGCAGGCGCAGAACCGGTTCCTCACCGGTGCCTTCGACATCGCCGCCCAGATCTTCGACCGCATGGAGATCGAGGTGCTGCTGTCGACCGAGAACGTCGACGACTTCGAGAAGAACATGATGACGATCCGCGCCGAGGAGCGGCTCGCCCTGGCGGTCTACCGGCCCGAGGCTTTCGTCACCGGTCAGCTCGTCCCGCCTGCCGGCTGACGGCGGCTCAGCCAATCCGGAGGGGGATCCTCCCCTCCGGCCCTCTTCTCGCGCGAGGATGCTATGGCACAGGGCAAGGACGCGGCCGACCACGTCATGGTCAAGGCCGTGCGCCCGTTCGAGGGCGCCGAAGGGCACAAGGACGAGAGCAGCCCGCCCTTCCGCGTGCATCGCCGGCGGGCCGCCGAGCTGAAGGCCAACGGCCTCGTCGAGCATCACGAAGAGCCGGAGCTCAAGGCCGCTCCGGTGCCGCAGAACAAGATGGCTGCCGAGCCGGCCAACAAGGCGGCCCCCGCCGTGACGGGCCGGCGCGCCCGGGACTGACGGCCATGCGCGGCCTGTTCGCTCTTGGCGCCGGCTTAGGGTTGGCTATTGTCGTGGCGTTCGGTCTCTCGGCGCAGACCGGCTTTACGCCGTTCCGCCAGCCGGATGGCTCGAACGTGCAGGGCATGGCCATGCTCTGCGCCGATCCGACGACGCGCGAGGCGCTGCCCTGTGGCGGCGCTGGTGCGCCGGTCAACACGCTTGCGTCGCCGTTCGCCCGGGCGGCCAAGGCCTTCGCGCTGCCGGTCAGCACGACCCCGCAGACCTATGCGATCGTGCAGCCGGCCGGCACAGCAGCGTATCGCGGGCTGAACCCGTGCCCAGTCGACATCGTCATCTCGTCCGTCACGGCTCAGGCGCCGGTGACGACGCAGCCCGTGGTGATGAACGGGCAGACCATCCCGAACGTCCTCCTGGTCACCTCGCTGACCGGCGCCGTAAATCAGTTCGAGGACACGTATTTCATGGCGCGCAGCGGGCGCGTCCTGGCGAGCTCGCCGAACCCGATGGCCGGGACGGTGCGCTACGTGTCGATCATGGCCGTGGCCGACCCAGGCGCGACCGCCTGCGCGTTCCGCCTCCACTACGGGGGCGGGAGTTGATGCGCCGCCTCGCAACTCTGGCGCTCTGCCTCGTGCTGGCGGTCTCCCCGGCCGCCGCCGAGGACGAGAGCTCGCTGAGCATGGGGCAGGCCGCCCCGGACGGGCGCGGCATCTCGGCCACCACGATCGGTGCCGACGGCCATCTGGTCGTCACCTACACGGACGGGTCGAAGGTCGACGTCGGGCAGGTCGTCGGCCCGCAGGGGAGCCCAGGCGATGCAGGACAAGCAGGACCCGCTGGCGCAACCGGAGCGGCTGGCCCGAAGGGCGACACGGGCGCCCAAGGCGCAACAGGCCCAGCCGGTGCGGCAGGCCAAGCCGGCGCCACGGGGCCGAAAGGCGACACCGGACCGCAAGGCTCCCAAGGGCTGACCGGCGCTAAGGGCGACACGGGGCCTGCCGGCCCGAAGGCCTCAGTCTTCGTCTGCAACGCCACGATCGGCGAGACGATGCTGATCTCGGTGTCGTCCGGGATCCGGTCAAAAACCGGCATCGCCTGCTCGGGCGTGCTGACCACCGACGTCCTTGAGGTCTACCCGATCACCTCGGCCGGCCTGCCGGATGGCTACGCTGTCCACCATGCGCTGCCGACGGCGGCGAACACCTTCCGGGCGGTGCTCAGCGTGCCGGCGCTCGGGATCGGCGCCTCCTACTCCATCCCGGTCGCGATCTACGCGGTGAACCGATGAACTGCGTTCAGATCGTGCCTCCGGCTGCGCTGCTGACCCTCAACGAGGCGAAGCGCCAGGTCCGCCGCACCGACGACACCGACGACGACGACTACCTGACCGGCCTCATCGCGGTCGCGCAGGCGGCGATCGAGGCCGGCAGCGGCAATCTCGGCCGATCCATCATGCCTCAGACCTGGGAGTTGCGCCTCGGCGCGGACGCTTGGCTGATGCCGTTCGATCGGTGCGACCGGTCGCGGTGGAGCGCTGGCCTTCACGGCATCCCGCTTCCGTATCCGCCCATGATCGCGCTCGACAGCGTCACGTACCGCGATGACACCGGGGCGCAGCAGGTCCTCACCGGCTGTCAGATCGGCGGCGATCCGGCGAATGCGCCTCTGCTCCTGCCGCCCGCTGGCCGGACGTGGCCGGCGACGTCTCTCGCGCCCGACAGCGTTCGGATCCGGTATCGCACCGGGTATGCGAAGCGCGACGAGGATGGCGAGCCGGTCCTCGACGATGCCGGTAAGGTCGAAGCGGCGGCGCCCCCCGCGCTGAAGCACGCAGCGCTCCTCCTACTCGCGCACCTCTATGAATACCGGGCAGCAGCCGTGCCGGTGGGTAGCGCCGTGACGCTTCCTCTCGGCTTCGAGAGCCTCGTCCAGCCCTTCCGGGTGTGGTCCTGATGGACGCTGGCAGGTTGGACAAGCGCGCCGTCGTCATGCGGCGCCCGATCATCACGGATGACGCGGGCGACGACACGGGCCAGCGCGGGGACTACGCGCCCGCGATGACGCTCTGGGCGAACTACAAGCCGCTGAGCGCACGCGAGGCCGCGGAGGGCGGCCGGGCGCAGAACGTCGAGACCGGCACGCTGACGATCCGCGACAGCGTTCAGGCACGCACCATCACGAACGGTGAGCGCATCGTGCTCCAGGGTCGGGACTTCGGCGTCACCGGCGCCGGCCTGCCGGACCGGCGCACGGGCATGATTCAGCTTAACATCTCGACGGATCTCGGAGGGCAGTGATGCCCGATATTGGAGCGACCTTCGGCTACCTCGGGCAGGGGCAGGCCGCCCTCGATCTGACCGGCGCGGCTCGCGGGTTCGACCGGTCGCCCGGGCTGCTGTCGGGGCTGCGCCTGATCGACACCGTCGCCGGCATTGTCGGCGTCGACCGAATCTCGGGCCAACTCGCGAAGTACGCGGTGAAGCTGGCGCTGAAGGGTGACCAGGCCTCCCTGCATGCGGCGCAGGAGATGGTCGAGCTGATGCGGTCCCGGGTGCCGGTCGACAGCGGATTGCTGCTGAACGGCATCGGCTACCGGCGCGAGGGCGGCTTCTTCGTGGTCGAAGCCACGGCCGACCGCGGCGGCTACGACTATGCCCTGGCAGTCGAGGCCGGCCACCATGCCGGCGGCACGCACGCCGACGGGGACTTCTTCGCGGACACGACCGGCAAGGGCGGTCGGCAGGTGCGCCAGTCGCAGGAGAGCGACGTGCCCGGTCAGCCCTTCTTCTACGGGTCGGTGCGCGAGGCGCTGTCGGACTGGAGCAGCGAGCTCGGTGCCAGCATCGGCGCGGCGGCGCGTGAGGAAGGGCTCTGATGGCGGCGACGACCACCTTCGAGCTCGCCCTGCGCGATGCGATCCGCGCCCGGCTGAAGGCCGACGCCGGCTTCAACGCGCTCGCGGCGAAGCGGATCTACGACGAGGTGCCAACCAGCAGCGGCAAAGCCATCCCGCTGCCTACGGATCCCGTGCCGCCCTACGCCTACTTCGGCCCGATCCGCCGCTCGAACAAGGTGCTCGACTGCAGCGAGTCCTGGACGATCCAGGCGCGCCTCTACGCCGTGTCGACCACCTTCAACCGCGACCAGGGCTGGCTGCTCATCGACGCGATGGTTGCCGCCCTCGACCAGCTTGAGCAGCCCGACCTGCCGCTCGCCGATCCCTACAGCCTGCGCACGCCCATCGTGGTCGGCCAGGCCGGGGACGTGATCGACCCGCTCCAGGCGAAGTCGGTCTTCTTCGACCTGACCACCACCATAGCCCGGCCTCTGCCGGGACAGGAGGACTGACCATGGCAGAGCCCGCGCTGCTTCCCGGAAACCGATTCCGCGCTTACCGTGGATCGGGTTCGCCGCTCGCCTACGCCTTCGTCTGCCTCGCGCAGTCGATCACTCTGACGCTCACGAACAGCTACGAGGACGCCACGGTCGCGGACTGCGACAACCCCACGGCCGTGCCGGACCGCAAGAGCGTTCTGACCTCGCGGTCCTGGGGCGGTCGCATCGCCGGCCAGGTGGCGGCGGATCACCTCGATGACCTGCGGGCGGACGCCGCGAGCGAGGATCCGATCCCCTACCAGTTCCGCACCGACCCGAAGACGGGTGCCGGCGCTGGCAACTGGACCGGGAACGTGTTCGTCGAGAGCCTGGAGCTCACGAAGTCGAACAACGGCATCGTGAGCTTCACCTGCCAGTTCCGCGGCGATGGCCCGCTGGCCTGGACCGCCGGAGCCAGCACGTGAGCGAGGCGGACACCTCCCGCACAATGGTCACCGCGCCCTTCGCCGGGCGCGAGTGCAACTTCCAGCTTCGCCTCGGCGAGATGGCCGAGTTGGAGCGGCTGACCGGGGCGGGGATCGGCGCGATCTTCATGCGCCTCGGCACGCACCAGTTCTCGCACCGAGACATCTGGGACACGATCCGTCTCGGGCTTGAGGGTGGAGGCATGAGCGGCTTGGCGGCGTCGGCGCTGGTGCTGCGCTACCAAAGCGAGCCCCTGATGGACTACCTGCCCCTGGCTGGGCAGATCGTGGCCGCGGCAGTGAACGGCGTCCCGAAGGGAAAAGCCGAGGCCGAGGGGGAGACGACCGCCGACCCGGCGACCTCTCGGTCTTCATCGGCGCCGGGGCGGTCGCGGGGTTCTCGCCGGAGGAAGTCCGCCGAATGACGCTGGCTGAGTGGCACGTCGTCATCGAGTCCTTCATCGCTGCCAACAGCCCGCCCGAAGAGGGCAGCAGCGAGGATGAGTTCATGGCGGTGCTAGCCGAAGAGATGGCGGCGGGACGGGCTTAGGGAACGCCGTAGTCTACCACCTCCGCGCTCACGGATGTGCCTTGATCGGGCATGAAGCCGAGGCGAGCATCCTTGAGCCTCTTCGACCCTTTGGCCGAAATCAGTTCGTAGTAAGTCCTGTCGCGCGAACCTATCATCGACCCGCTGTTGCCGTAGAAGGTAAAACGGATCGTAAAATCTTTGATCGCGAAATCGTTCTTATTCTCAACAGTAAACGAACCGGTAAGTGGGTCGCCGCTGGTGCCACGGAACACGCGCTTCGTCACCGGCAGGCGTTCAAGAACCTCCCATCTGTAAACCGTGGGCTTCGCGGGCGCGGCTGGAGGTGCTGCGCTTGGCGCAGCGGCCGGAAGATGCGGCTGCGGCCCCTCACGGATCACCGCCACGACTCCCGCCAAAACGATCAGTCCCGCGATCGTCCCGAGGAAGCGTGAGAAGCTGACCATGCTTGAGGCGTCCTAGATGGCTGAGCCGCTCGTCATATCGTTCGCCGCGGACACATCGCGCGCTCAGAGCGCGATGGCAACGCTGGCGGGCCAGATCGTGGGCAACATGACCTCGATTGGCGTCGCCATGTCGGGTGGCGCGGCGAACAGCAACGGCTTCGGCGCATCGTTGCAGGGGCTGGCGAACAACGCGCAGCGCGCGGCTGCGGCCGTCGGGCGAGACGTTCGGAACATTTCGACGGCGACTGCCAATGCCGCCACGGCTGACAAGGCAACGCTGGAAGGTGTGGTCCGGGCCTTCACTGGAGCGGCCGCCGCCTCGGAGACGGCCGGCGCCGGCGTGCGCGCCAGCCTCACGGCCACGACCAGCACCATCGCCGGGGTGGCGGCGCAGATTCCGTCGCTCACCACGTTGCTCGGCGCATTCCTGGCGTTCCAGGCGGTGAAGCTGGTGTTCGAAAGCGTGAACGCGTCCATTGATCAGGCGCGGAAGCACGTCGAGGATTTCGTAAAGATCGGCAAGGACGCCGACCGGCTCGGAATCAGCACAAACTTCTTCCAGCACGCTACCCTCGACGCCAAGGCGCTCGGGCTAGAGACACAGCAGGTCATCGCGGCGCTGGAGAAGGCGCGTGATGCCTCGACCACGCGCATCGGCGAGGGGGAGCACGGCTCCAACACCTCGGCCATTTCTAACCGCCTTGAGCAGAACGTGCGGGCGGGAAACCTGACGGCTGCGGATAAGGCGACGGTCGACGCCGCGGGGACACAGGAAGCGCGGATCCGCGCGGTCCTGGGGCTGATCGACAAGCTGCGTGACCAGGGCCGAGACTTGGCCGCCTTTGATCTGGCCGGCAAATTCTTCGGTGCGGATTTCGAGAACAAGCTCCGCGAGGGTGTCGATCTGACCCGCCGCCTGCGCGAGAACCTGGACAGCAACTCGGGTACGGCAGGCGGTCAGCGAGTCATCGCCCCGGAGGAGATTGAGAAGGCTCAGCAGCTCGACACGAAGC